GTATGCAAAGTGGTTGTGTTATAGGGATTTATATGAGCCTAACACACAAATGTACACCGAAGGTTATGCAGAATATAGTACAATTCGTAATTTAATGATAGAGTTGGGTTTCAACGGTTTTGATTTATATGAACTCGAAAAAACAGCACCTGATTTTACACGATATTTACAGGATGATACAAAAGATGAACGAAGTGATTTTAACTCGGTTATGTTTAAATATGGATATATGTAAACCGTCTGATGAGTATCTGTAAATTGATACGAAACGCCGCAAGGCGTTACGGTATAATAAAAAGAAGTGAAGGGAGACAGGAAAAATGAAAAAAGTAGAATTATTTGACAAGTTTGATGGGTTTTATAAAAAGATGTATGATCACCCTATGCAGGATTTTGTACATTTTAAGTTCGGGGATATGATTGTTTATAAATCATCACCAGATGCCAGTAATTGTGAATTTTATATGCTAGAGTTTAAAGGTGTTGCGGTTGGGTGTTATTCACTTAGAACGGGTAGCATGTATGTTGTTGGTTGTTCTAAAGTATCAATTAGGAACGCAATATATAAAGTTGCACGTTGTTTATATCCAACTAGGATTGTTCACCTTGATTTTTATAGGCGTAGAGATCGTGTAATTGAAACTTATATTGATGGTAGAAACCCTTGGAAATTGAATTCAGACCAGATTGAAAAAATTATTGAAACGGATTTCGATACCATAATACAGAATAGGTGGTAATCATGAAAACTGTAATTGAAATATTGATAATGTTGTTAGTGGTGGCGGCTTTAATAGCCGCACCCTCAACTATATCCGACTTGTTCGGGTGGGATTTTATAGGAAGGTAAGGCAGGAAAAATGAATTATATAAAGAAGTCAGAAGCATATGTAAACTATGAAGCCGCTAAAGCGGACTATTTTGCAGATCCAACGCAGGAAAATTGGATAAAACTTTGCGATGCCAAAAGGGTGTGTATGTTGTTAGGTATTTTGATTTAGAAAGAAAGTTATGAGGTATAAAAATATGTTAGATTTTATGGATATTAAAATGTGCATATCGCACATGGAAAGAAATAATATAAATTCAAAGAAATTTTTAACTGGTGGGTGTAACTGTATGATGTACAGATTTGTACACCGTGATGACACAACATATAATTTATGTGTATTTAGTGTATTAACACGAGAATATCAACCGATTTTATGCATGAATAAAAGCGAGTTGTGCCAATGGTAGTATATAACTTAAATCCTTGCCCTATTTGCAAAGGTGAGGTTGAAATAAGACAATACACAGACATATATTATAATTACCCTATAAATTATATTTATTGCCGCCGTTGTAATTTGTCATATGGGCGGCATATTTATAAAAATGCTGATCTTAAAAAATTAGTTAGATCGTGGAATAGGAGGTTTAAATGATTGCACTGTTTAGCGGTAAATACCGCAGGGAAGATTTAACATTTTTAGAAGAATTACTAATCGGATTCGAAGATTTTAGAACCGATTGTAACGAAGATTGCACACTATGTCAAAGCAAGAGAGCTTGCGACGATATGGCAAGGTTTTACAATTACATTTTACGAAAACTAGATGAATGATAATGATTGTTAAAAAATAAATTATCAATTTAAACTTGCAAAATAGTATTGAATATAGTATAATAAAAGAGTGAACAGAAGAAATTTTACTTTTGTCCTCCGATCACTTCATACGGGGCGTTAAGCCCCGTCATGCAGACACTGGAAGTTATAAATTGCAGTTCGATTCTGTAAGTCTGCACACGTTTTACTCATACAAAATAAAGAAAAGGAGAAACAAAAATGAGAAAGCCAATGGTAACAAGAACAATTAAAAGCACCGTTGCAACGGTATTATGCCTTGATGTTGAAAAGGCAGAGCCGTTCAATTATACGGTAGAACTTGCAAGAACTTATAAGGATGAAAAACACCTTATGAAAGCAATCAGAGAAAAGGTAGATACAAGCGATGTAAAGGCAGTTCATCTTGTATCTGTAGATGTGAAAGAAGCTTTATACGGAATGTATGAAGATGATTTTATCGAACATGCCAAAGAATTACCACCAAGAACAAAGGAAGAAAAATAAAAGTAAAGAAAAGGAGAAAATAAAATGTATAAAGCAAAAGTAGCAGATTCAAGTCGAGAACTCACTGCAAAAGAAAAGATCATGTTAAAAGATACTTCCAACGCTTTTTCATTAGATGAACTCACGCAGGAAGCTCAATTCAATAATGAGAAGCTCATTTTAAACATTGATTATTATGTTACGATCGATGTTCACAATGATAAGGCGGATGATAAAGATTATCAGCAGTTTATTCTCGTGGATAAAGACGGCAAGAAATATTACACAGGTAGCACTTCCTTTATTAACAACTTCATTGATATCTTTGAAGAATTAACCGAAGCAGGAGAAGAAGTAACAATCGAAATATACCGCAAAGAAAGTAAAAACTACAAAGGAAAAGAATTTATTACTTGTAGTGTAGTCTAAATTAACAATGAAAAGGGGTACGCAAGTATCCCTTTATTTTTTATAAAAATGAGGTGATCTAATGAAGAAACGACTGAAGAAACGACTAACCCCTAATCAGGCGGCATGGAATAAAGAATTTAAACGTATTCAGCGGTTTATAAAAAATGCTAATAAAAGAGGTTTTACCTTTGACGTTGAAATTGAAAAGCCATCAAGAGTCACTAAAAAACAACTAGAAAAAATCAGATCATTAAAACCAAAAGAATTATACAAACAAGCGGTATACATAATACCAGAAACAGGGGAAGAAGTTACAGGAACAGAGGGTAGATGGTATGAGCGTTCACAAGCACAATTAAAATCAAGACAAAACATACCACGAGAGTCTAAACTTGTTCTTAATGCTATATTACAGCAGTTAAACACTTGGAAGCCTGATTATTCTATGCGTGGTTGGATGAAACAGAAAAAAATGTCAGACCGTGACGAATTAGACAATATGTTAGCGACATTTATAACAGAAAAAGGAGAAGATCAGGCGGCATTGATTTTACAGCAAAACGCCGACAGGGTAAACAATGCAATCTTTATAATTCTATATGATAGCAATGATGAGTCTGTAAAGATCGCATTTACAGAATTTGCCACCATATTAAATGGTGGGGCTTTATCGTTATCACAATCTGAAACTATGAGTGATTATACTGAACAATATGTATAAGTTTAAATCCCGCATATTTGTTGGTGATTTTGAAACTACAGTATATAAAGGTCAGGAAGATACCGAAGTATGGGCTAGTGCATGTGTTGAAATAGGTACAGAAGATGTTAAAATTTTTCATAGCATAAATGAGCAATACGAGTATTTTTTATCTTTAAAAAGCAATCTAACAGTGTATTATCACAATTTAAAATTTGATGGCGCATTTTGGTTATCATATTTAATGGTAGACTTAGGGTATAAACCCGCCTATAATTTTGATCCTGATGATATAAACAAAGGCTCATGGATACCACAGAAAGATATGAAAAATAAAACATTTACCTATGTAATATCCGATATGGGTCAATGGTATAACATAACCATTAAAGATAAAGGAAAATTCATACAGATAAGAGATTCATTAAAATTACTGCCTTTTTCAGTAAAACGTATAGGGTCATCTTTTGGAACTTCACATAAAAAATTAGAAATGGAATACAAAGGGTTTAGATACGCAGGTTGTGAGATCACTGACGAAGAGAAAAAATACATAGCAAATGACGTTTTAGTAATTAAAGAAGCATTAGAAATAATGTTTAATGAGGGTCATAACAAGTTAACAATAGGGTCATGCTGTTTATCAGAATTTAAAAAAGGGTTTTGCAAGGAAGATTATCAGGCGTTTTTTCCTGATTTATATGAAAAAGAAATAAACCCTTTAGACCATAAATATAACAGCGTTGGAGAGTGGATAAAAAAATCTTATCGGGGTGGTTGGTGCTACCTTGCAAAAGGAAAAGAAAACAAGGTATATAAGAATGGGATCACAGCGGATGTAAACTCCCTCTACCCATCTATGATGAGCAGTGAAAGTGGAAACGCTTACCCTATAGGCTTACCAACATTTTGGTATGGCAATTATATACCAGATAAAGCATTAGCCCCTAACAGATATTATTTTATTAGAATAAAGACTCGCTTTTATTTAAAAGAGGGTAAACTCCCATTTATACAGGTAAAGAATAATTTAATGTATAAAGCAACTCAAATGTTAGAGACTTCTGATATTTATAATAACGAAGATGGTAAATATTATAAAGAATATATAGGTGTAGACGGTAAATTACACCCTGCAATATTAGAATTAACAATGACTTGCACAGACTTTGAATTATTTAAGGAACACTATAATTTAGTTGACTTTGAAATTTTAGATGGTTGTTATTTTTATTCTATGGTTGGTATTTTCGATGAATACATAGATCACTATAAAAAAATAAAATTAGAAAGTACAGGAGCAAAGCGAGAATTAGCAAAGTTATTTTTAAACAACTTATATGGTAAAATGGCAAGCAGTACTGTATCTAATTACAAACTAGCTTACGTGAAAGACGATCGTTCAATAGGATTCTATACAGTATTAGCAAATGACAAAAAAGCAGGTTACATACCTATTGGATCAGCTATAACAAGCTATGCTAGAAATTTTACTATTAGAGCGGCACAAGCTAATTATGAGGGATTTATTTACGCTGACACAGATAGCATACATTGTAATTTACCATCAAACAAAATAAAAGGTATTAAAATTGATCCTAAAGAATTTTGTTGTTGGAAATTAGAGTCAACATGGGATGAAGCGATATTTATCAGACAGAAAACATATATTGAACACGTGGTACAAGAAGATTTAGAAGAATGTAGCCCATATTATAACATTAAATGTGCAGGTATGCCTGATAAATGCAAAGAATTATTCTTACATTCAATGTTAGGTACAACACCTAAAAATGCAACAGAAGAAGAACGAGAATTTTGCGAGGTTAAAAGAAATATAACAGATTTTAAAGTTGGTTTAAAAGTGCCTAGTAAATTACTCCCTAAACGGATTAGGGGTGGTGTCGTTCTCGTAGATACGTATTATGAAATGAGGTGAAAAAAATATGTTTATAAAAAGATATGAAATTATTATTGAAGTGGGTCAGAAAAAGCGTTACTTTTTACTAGATGAAAAATACAATATCATTTATAAAACAAACAAATTATTTCTATTTTTAATAAAATGTTTAGCCGTATATTTTGGTGTTTCACATAAAAAATTAAAAATGGAATACACGGGAAATGTAATTACTGATGAAGAGAAAAAATACATGGCAAATGATGTTTTAGCTGTTAAAAAAACATATGAAATGAGGTGATAAAATATGATTAGAAAAAGATATGAAATTATTGTCGAAGTGGATCAGAAAAAGCGTTACTTTTTATTAGATGAAAAATACAATATCATTTATAAAACAAAGTCTTTTATTAGTTTGCTAAATTATATGAAATGGCACAGAAAATTATTTTAAATTAAAAGGGAGAACTTTTGATTCTCCCTTTTCTTATCTTTAATACTTGAATACGCAAAGCGGTAGACAAAACCGATATTAACAGGCGGTACATTTAAACCGTGTCTCCCTGATTAAATCAATACGTAAAAACAAGTACAGATAATTCAATATGATAATGCCTTTAATATAGCCTCTTTGCACCTTAAATCTTTGAACCTAAAACAACCCTTTTCGAAAAAATATCTTAAATTAGTGAGAAACATATCATTTCTTTTTAACATAACATAATTAACTTCGTGATCTTCGGTTGTTATTGTTATTTTATTTTTAAAAGTTTTATCTGCTTTATTATCACAATATATTATACCCTCAACAGGATATTCTCTTACACCGTAGTCAACGCCATTATATTTAAGCGTGGCTAAGTATCTGCTTTCACCGTTTGGTTTTTCAATAAACGCTTTGTTATCATTTAGATATATACATTCCGTTGAGTATGCTATATAATCATTGTTAGCAAAAGCCTTATTAAAGCCAGATTGCTTTTGTGCTTCGCTCGCAGATTCAACATAGCCTTGTTCTAAAACAAAACCGTCACCCCTTAAAAATTTTGTGTTATCATTGAGCCGCTCACAGATCCCCATTTCAACATAGTATGGATTTATAATGCTTACAGGGTTTGAGAGCATATAAACAGGCACATATCTAATCTGTTCTCCCTGACCTCTTGCTATACTAGTATGAACAGATATAAATTTTTTCACTTCATCACTACAATATCTATTATCTTCGCTTTGAAATTCATCGAATAAACAACGTGAAACGTCACTAAATAAATGCGAATATTTTTTTAATTGGTTACTACTATTTAAAGATATAGCATAGCCGCATGATATTTCATTTAAAAATAATTCGTGATAAATACCACTAGCTTTTCTTGTGCTAGTCATTGTCATATTAGGGAAAAATAATTTACCTATATCTTTAAAGAATTTATCCGCACAGTCGTCTAGTTCGTAATTGTATCTATAAATTAAAGCAAATTTTTCATTGTGATTTTTAAACCTATTAACACAAAGTCTCCCAAAATATGTGGTTTTACCACCCGTTCTATTTGATGTGCATATGTATATTTCAGGTTTATTACCATTTTTATCCAATAATGATAATAATTTAGTTCCATCGTAATATTTACCCATAGTATATTTTCCTTTCTCAACTATAAATATTATACTACATATTGACAAATAACGCAAGAGGGTGTATAGTATTAAATATAAGGAGGGTTTAATATTATGACTAAAATAAGTATTTTGGGTATTATAGGGTGTTTTGGTGCTGTTATAAGTAACGCTTTCGGGGGTTTTAGTAACGCTTTTATTACTCTTTTAATATTCATGCTTGCGGATTATTTTACAGGGCTTATAGTGGCGGGGGTTTTTCACACTTCACCCAAAACACCCACAGGCGGGCTAGAGTCTAAAGCAGGTTGGAAAGGTTTGGCAAGAAAATTTGCCACTTTAATGCTCATTATTATTGCCGTAAGACTCGATATGCTTATGGGAACAGATTATTTAAAAGACTGCGTAATAATTGCTTTTATTGTAAATGAGTCTCTTAGTATAATTGAAAATGTAGGTTTAATGGGCGTGCCTTTGCCACCCGTACTTGTTAAAGCTATAGACGTTTTAAATGAAAAGAGTGATAAAAATGTTTAAAACTTATCCGATAAAAAAGTACACAAGAATAACAAGAGGTTACAGTTTAAAAACTAGGCATAAGGGCATAGATTATGCCGCTAATAGAGGCGTGCCTATATATGCCGTTGACGACGGCGTGGTATATAAAGCGGGTAAAGGTGTCCTTGATTCTAGTTATGGGTATCAGGTAGTATTGAAGCATAAACACGGGTTTACTAATTATGCACACATGAGCAAAATTGCCGTTAGAAGTGGAAATGTAAAAGCAGGGCAAATTATTGGTTATGTGGGTAGTACAGGCAATAGTACAGGCAACCATTTACACTTTGAATACCATAAAGGTAAGTTGTGGAATAGAGTTGATCCCGCAACATATTTACCCGCTAAAAAATACAGATCAGGAAATACATATACCGTTATATCAAATGTAAGAGTAAGAACAGGTGCAGGACTTTCTTATAGAGCAAAAGAACAGAAAGAGCTTACACCTAACGCTAAATCACACGCTAAAAACGGTATTTTACAAAAGGGAACTAAAGTTACAGCTATTGGCGTGATTACCGAAAATCAAAACACATGGTTAAAAATACCGAGTGGTTATATTGCCGCATATGTTAAAGGTAAAAGGTATGTTGAATAATGGCTGATTATATACCACGAACAACTAAAGATGGAATATACGGTGCTAAATATTGGTATACTAGAACAAACCCATTTTATCCAGCTTATCAAATGCCTAATTGTACGTGTTATGCGTGGGGGAGATTTTGGGAAATATCACCTGATCATGTACCTAAATTACCAACAGGAAACGCAGGAACATGGTTTGCAAATGCAAAGTCAAGAGGGTATAAAACAGGTAGCACACCCGCTTTAGGTGCTGTAGCTTGCTTTGGTAAAAGAGGTGCCGCGGGTCATGTTGCGATTGTTGAAGCAATTTATTCAAATGGTGATATTCGTTGTAGCAATTCAGGATATCGTAGACCGATATCAACAACGGATTGGCACTATTTCTTTATGACGACAAATAAAAAAAGCAATAATTATGTGCCGTGGAGCGGCTACTATTTTCAAGGGTTTATTTATAATCCGTATGCGGGAGATAGTCCGTCTCCTCCCGATCCGCCAGACCCAGACCCACCAACACCAAGCGATCCAGACTTTAGAAAAAAACATTTACCATTTATTTATTATTTAAAAAAATTATAGAAAGGAGAAACAAAAATGGCTGTAGTTGAAAAAAGTGAATTGATAAAACGTGTACGGGAAATCTTAGGTGAAGCACCTGATGAATACGGGCTAGGGCTTATGGAAGATTTAGCGGACACTTTAGACTCAAACAGTGCAGGAACTGCGACACGTGAACAGGTTGAAGCAGAAGTACGTGAGGAGTTTGAGGAACGAATATCAAACATTGACAAAGAATGGCGTAAAAAATATGCTGATCGGTTTGAAAGTGGTGGCGGTAATGAACCAGACCCAGAGCCAGAACCAGAGCCAGAGCCAGAGCCTAAAAAAGTTAAATTTGAAGAATTATTTAAGGAGGGTTAAAAATGCCTAGAAGAATTGAAGTTACAACACTCGATGCTAGCACCATTGATATTTTAAATGTTATTCGTGCTAATGCGTCTGCCGAATATCAGGACAATGTACCAGAAGTAACAAATGTGCATGATATTCCAAAGGTTGGAGAAGCTATTTTCGGGTATCCTGCATTAGCTAACCAGTTTATAGCGGCACTTGTTAACAGGATCGCACTTGTTAAAGTAAATAGTGCAACCTTTAATAATGCTTATGCAGAACTTAAAAAGGGGTATCTTGAATTCGGTGAAACGGTTGAAGAAGTTTTTGTTAACATTTCTAAGGTAAGAGAATTTTCCGCAGAAAAGGCAGAAAAACGAGAGCTTAAAAGGTCACTTCCTGATGTGCAGGCGGCATTCCATACAATGAATTGGCGAGTGCAGTATCCTATTACAATTCAGGATGAGGATTTACGCATGGCGTTTATGAGTGCAAACGGCGTACAGGATTTGATCGCTAGAATTGTAGATGCTGTTTATACAGCCGCAGAATATGACGAGTATCTGTTATTTAAGTATCTGCTGATCAAGGCTATTTCTCACGGTGAAATGTTCCCCGTTGGGTTTGATAGTACAGACCCTAAAAATGCGGCTAAAGCTTTCAGAGGGTATTCTAACCAGTTGACATTTATGAACACTAAATTTAATAATTATGGCGTTCATAACACCACACCGAAATCAGACCAGTTTATCTTCATGGATAGTAACTTCAACGCCGCATATGATGTTGATGTACTTGCAAGTGCTTTTAATATGGATAAGGCAGATTTTCAGGGCAAACTGAAACTGATTGATAGTTGGGATACTTTCGATAATGAGCGATTCGCTGATATCGTGGCAAATTCTGATATGATTGAAAAAGTCACGCCAGAAGAACTTGCACTTATGGCGGATGTAAAGGCTGTACTTGTTGATAAAGAATGGTTTCAGGTGTACGATAACTTGTCTCGTATGACTGAAAAATATGTTGCGTCGGGTGTATACTGGAATTATTTCTATAACGTATGGAAAACTATTTCTTATTCACCGTTTAGTAATGCTATTGTATTTGTTGATGATGCAGAAAAAATTGTACTCCCGCAGACGATCAAAGTCAAAGTTGATGAAAAATCTGAAAGTGCAGAAGCTACAGTATTTACACTCCATGTTGACGATGATAACCCGTCACTTGCTGATAATGGTTATAGATTTATTCAGTCTGAAAATGCCGTACAGAATTTAATTGCTGTTCACAGATATGGGGCGTATATTTTCCCTAGCACAGCAACATCCGCTGTTGAGCCGCCACAGCTTGAAATTAAGGGAACTATTTATAAGTATATACCTGCTAAAGTTGAAGGTGGTGCGCCGCAGGGGCTTACAATGACAACCGAAGTCGGAGCAGAATTTACTTTGACTAAACAGTAAAAGGAGAAATAATCAATGTTTATTGCACCTAATAGTATCATATATGTGTTAAAAGATTGCCCTTTAGATACAGATTATATGCACACACTTTCACATACTAGCAAGACCGCACAGGCTAATTATTTTAAATCATTACGCAAACACACATTCACAAAACAAACATACGCAAGGGTGAATAGGGGGTATTTGCGTTTAGAAAAATCAGCTGATGAGTTATATGATTGCAACTATTTAATGTTTCAGAACACAAGTTATGGTGATAAATGGTTTTACGCCTTTATTACCAGTGTTGAATATGTCAACAATGTAACTTGCGAGGTTAGATTCGAAATTGATGTTATGCAGACATGGTATTTTGATTATGAAATGGGTCAGTGCTTTGTTGAAAGAGAACATGTTAACGATGATACTATAGGTGCAAATTTGTTGCCTGAACCAGTAGAAATAGGCGAATTAAAATATAGCTTAGGTAGTGATAGTGGTCATTTAAATAAGCCTTGTATATGCGTTCTTGCAAACACAAAGGCAAGCGGTGAACAAGTTACAGGTGGGTTGGTAGCAGGAATATATACAGGTTTAGCAATATGGGCAGCAGATGCCACAAAAGACGGTGCGACAGCTGTTAATAGCAGGTTAAATGAATTTGCTAGTTGGGATGAATTACTTGAAAATGTTGTTAGCGTTTTTATGTATGATAAAAACTTTATAAGTTCTGATGAAGCAACTATAACTAGACCTGCTAATTATCAAATAACAAAAGACAAGCATTATTCTAGCTTAGACGGGTATGTGCCTAAAAATAAAAAATTATTTACATACCCGTACAATTACTTGCTCGTTACTACAGATGCAAATGATAAAGCTGAGCTACCATATGAATATTTTAGCGGTTCAAGTTGTACTTTTAGTATGAATGGAGATGCTACACCTAACCCACAGGTAAATTTAATACCGACTCAATATAATGGTAAAAGATATGCTAGAGAAAATGGTTTAGTGATATCAAACTTTCCGCAATGTGCTTTTAACATTGATGCTTTTAAAGCGTGGCTAGCACAGATGGCAAGTGGTGAAGCCGTAAATAATCTTTCCAATGCCACACAAAGTGCTGTAATGGGTGGTATAGCAGGTGGTGGGTATGGCGCAGCCGCGGGTGCTTTATCCTCATTAGGTGATAGTGGGATTGGGATGTTTTATCAAGGACTGACTGCAAGTGTAAGCCCGTCAATAGTTCACGGGACAGCAGGTACAAGTGTTTCATATGCTACGGGTACTAAAGACTTTTTCTTTTATAATGCTTATATGAGAGCTGATCTTGCTAAACGTGCTGACGATTATTTTGAGGTTTACGGATACAACGTGAGCAGGCTTAAAAAGCCTAACCGCACAACTAGACCGCATTGGAATTATGTAAAATGTGGGTATACAAATATAGTAGGTAGTATTCCTGCGGATGATCTTAAAAAGATCATTTCAATATATCAAAATGGTATAACATTCTGGAAAAATGGCGGTGAAGTAGGAAACTACACTTTAAACAATCACTAGGAGTTAAAAATGGGTAAAAAAAGAAGAGCACAAGGAAATAATAACTTTTGGAATAGTGGGTTGCTAAATAATGCCACATTTAGACAGTACTATTACAGACTAACAGAATTAGCCATATCAACGTTTGAGTGGAAAAACCTACCGTCTGAAATAGATGTGCGTTTTTTAGAACTTACATTATTTTCGGAGGGGTATGCAGTATTTTTTAAGGATGATGTTCTTGATAAGTATTTAGCATTACAATGCGCTTTAGGTGGAAATTTTAACGTATATAGAATACCTAAAAATAGACGTGCATATGCTGTAAACGGATATAATAGACAACTTGATGAAGATGACAGTGTATTGATTTATAATAATTATTTACACACAAACTCAAGACTCGGTGTTGAAATGTTTGCAAAACGCTTATATAATATTGATAGGGCTATAGATGTCAACACCAATGCACAAAAAACCCCTATTTTGATAAAGTGTGACGAAAAAGAAAAACTTACACTTTTAAATCTGTATAAAGAATATGACGGAAACGCTCCCGTTATTTATGCTGATAAATCATTAGATGATAGAGCTTTTAATGTGCTGACTACAGAAGCACCTTTTGTAAGTGATAAATTGTATCAGTTGAAAACGCAGATATGGAATGAAGCATTAACTTATATGGGAATTTCAAATATCAATATTCAGAAAAAAGAAAGATTAATCACAGATGAAGTAACAAGAAATCAGGGTGGAACTATAGCGAGTAGATATAGTAGATTAGAGAGTAGGCGACAAGCTTGTGAAATGATCAATAAAATGTATGGGTTGAATGTTGAATGTAATTACAGAGAAGATTTTCAGGTTACCGATAATGAAATTATAAAAACTGAAAGCTTGGGTGATGGTAATGACTAATAATTTTATTTATACAACTTTAGTTAATGGATTTACTGTTTTAGGGATATCACTTGTTGTTATATGTGGTGGGGTTTTAAGTCTCATTATAATATCAGAACTAAGGGAAATCATTAAACAAAAGAGGAAAAAATAATGAGTAAGTATACTACAGAATTAAGGTTTATATGTGAAACTGCCGCAGATTTAAAAGAAAGCGAGGGTTATAATGATGTAGAAAAAATTATACAGAAAGCAATCCCATTTGTGTTTGATTTTGATTTTCCTATGTTTAACGAAGTATATAAGAATGTGCTTTGCACTAAAATTATAAAGCATTATTATACACGAGAAATAAGCGAAGAAACTATAGGGCTTTGGAAGTTGCGGTTAAATGCAAAGATGAATGAAATTATGCCTTATTACAATTCGCTTTATAAAGCGTGGAGTGTTGATTTTAACCCATTATTTGATGTTGATTTGACTAGACAGCACACGCTTGATCGAGATGGAACGCAGAAAACAAACACACATAATGACAGTGTAACACGTGATTTGTATAGTGACACACCACAAGGTAGCTTACAAAATATTGAAAATGAAACTTATTTAACGGATGCTAGAAAGACTAGTGTTGATTTTATCGGTGATAGTACTAGTAACGCTACAACTACAGATGAATTTTTGGAACGTGTTACAGGTAAAAATGGTGGCAAAAGTTATAGTATGATGCTTAAAGAATACAGAGAAGCGTTGATAAATATAGATTTACTTATTATTGACGAATTAAAAGACTTATTTTTTAAGTTGTGGTAGAAAGGGTTGTATATGGTAGATTTAGATAAAATAAAAAACTTTCGGTTTTGGTGTCAGCCTATACTACCGTTAGTTTATGATGATAGTTTAAGTTATTATGAAGCACTATGTAAATTTAACGAAAAGTTAAATGAAGTCATAAATAAAATCAACAATTTTCAATCAGATATTGAAGAAATGGTTGATAATAAAATAAACGCATTAAAAGAATATGTTGATGCTGAAAATGAAAAACAAAATGCAGATTTTCAGGACAAAATAAGTGTTCTTGAAAAAGAAATAAATGATAAAATTGAAGTTCTTTATAATTATATTTTAAATGTGAAAACAGATATTTATAATTATATCAACTATGAAATTTTAAATCTTAAAAAATATGTTGATAATGTAATATTAGGTCAAATAATGGTTTATGATCCGACAACAGGTTATAAAAACAGGCTTGATAAAACCATATCAAATATTTACGACGCCTTGCGGTATTGGGGTATAAATTGTTATCAATTTGATTCAGCAGATAACACAGCTAAACAATTTGATGATAAACAAATTACAGCGTTAAAATTTGATACCCTAGCATTACAAATTCTAGGTAAATTTTATAATCACTATATCTTTGATCCAATAAATGGGTTGTATGACAAGTTACAAAATGTATTATATCGATGGTTTCAGGTTTACAGAGCGCAAGCTATTTCATGTAATACTTTTGATGGGAAAGAAGATACAGCAACAATACTCGATACGCTAGAATATTCAGCTTATGAATTTGACGATATAGGCGAAAGCCTTATTATAAATTAAATTATGAAAAGGAGATAAAAATATGGGTAGTACAAACAAAACAACAGGTTATAATTTACCACAGTGGATCGGTACAGATAAGCCAACATTTTTAGGTGATCTGAATGATGCTTTTTTGAAAATTGACGAGGGTATGACTGAAAATAAAGGCAGTTCTACTAGTGCAATAGCACAGGCTGGAGAAGCTGTACAAAATTCAACACTTGCATTATCAAAAGCAAATAGCGTTGAAAATACAGCAAATCAGGCTAACACTAATGCGAATAATGCTATTACTATTGCTAACAGTGTTAGTGATAAAGTTGATAATGTTGAGAGTAAAGTAAATGCACAAGAAATTTATATTAACAGTGCTAAAAATTGGGTTGCGGGGAATATCACAAGTAAAAGAAATGATATTACAATAAAAGGCGGTTTCACCAATTATAATAATGGGCTTTCATTATTTAACCTTGCTTTACGTTGTACCGTTAGCCCAGGGTTGGTTATTACAGAGGGTGCACTTTTATTTCAAGTTAGTGGTATTCCTTTACCTAATAATGCTGATAGGACTATTTATGGCGGTGCATATTGCAGAGCTAACGACGGTTCGGTAATTTTTATTGACCTTGGTATTAAAAAAGACGGGACAATATACGCCG